AATACGGTGTTGATGATGAAGCGGATATTTGCGAAGAGGTCGGCGACAGAGGGTTTTTCTTCACCATCCGGCTTTTTGGGGGTCATCGTATCGATAAACTCTAACCCGTAATGAAAGAATAAAATAGCAAGACCGAGAATCGTCATTCCGGTCACTGACATACGATCCTTGTCGTCCTTGTCGCGATCATATATCCAAACAATCACCATCAATATCACATACAAAATATGCGTAGCACCAAACGCGAGCTGTCGAAGAGGTTGCGTGGCGTCTTCCGTTTTCATGTCATCGAACAAGTAATTCTCCGGTGTCTTCGCGTTGGTCTTTGTGAATTTATCTCGAATATATGCGACGAGACCCGCTACCGCGACAATCGCCATAATCACGTAAATCGTATGCGCGGTAGGCGAATTCAGTTGTGCCGCGAACCCGCCCGACGCAGTTCCATCTGCTGCGCCACTGCGACCTTTATTGACGAATTCTGCGTCAATCTTATAGACGTAGTAAATCACGGCGAGAATCAGAATCACGAATGATATCGTGAGTAAAATCACTTTGATCAGCTTACCGATTGCGCCAACTTTGGTTTCGTTGATGCCGGTGGGTTCGGCGGATTTGGTAGATGACGAAGTAACAGGAGCCGCGGGAGCCGCCGCAGCCGCAGAAGCAGCCGCAACCGCAATCGGCCCCAATACGGATGTCACACTCTTCGGTGTTGGTCTGTCATCTTTCGTCGTCGGAAACATGCGAAGGTCGGTTTTTTCAGCATCCCACTTCCAGAATTTTAATGTATCAAGAGCCTCATTGCGTTTATTAATAAATTCTTGGAGTCCCGTCAAAGAAGCAATACCATAAACACCTGCGCGGAACACAATCGCAAAAAGTAAAGGAACCAAATAAACCGTTGTTAGAATTTGGCGTAGGATTCGTTTCACCGCAATTTCTTTTGCGAAATCGTCATGTACAGTTGCAGATCCAAGAAAATTAAAACCTGTCGGCATAACACAAAACGCAAGAAGAACCACAAATGCGATTGCCCATCCCCAATTATCGGGAATGATGGGTGGCGGCACTCCGGTTTTTGCTTCTTCTTCCGGTTTTGTTACCCTCAAGTAATCCCACCACCACGACAATCCAATAAAGAATACGAGTAAAAATCCAACAATTGCCTTTGCCCAATTTTTCCAGTCAGATGTTGTGACCTGCTTGAATTGCCATACCTGAACCGACTCTGCGAATTTCAGAATCGATTCAAGACCGCCGACATTTAATTCCTTGACAATCGGGAGCAATAAAATCGCACATAATGAAAGACCCGCAATAATCACGATAAAAAATGTATCGATGAGTTCTTTCACGCGCGGAAACATATCACCTGAGAATTTCTTTCCTATCCAATTCGTCGTGGTTGGAGATGTTGTGACATTCGTAAAAAGGATAGACACCCACAATATGAGTAATATCACCGATAAAAAGGGTGTAAAAGAAAACCATTTGGCAAAACGGATAGTAAGGCTTATACCGGCATTGTCGGAGTTGGTTAATAATTTGTCCCAGTCATCCGAAAGCATCTCGTCGGCTTTCATTTTGTCTTTAATGTCGGCGTCACTAATAGGACTGCTGTCAGAAAATAAGTGTTTTCGACGCAACCAAAAAACCATAATAAAACCCACAATAATCAATGAAATAATTGAAAATGACCACATAATCGCAGTTGTAGGTCCTTGTGATTCCTTTTTTAACTTATCCAAACGGTCCGTTACAGCGTCTTCAATATTCGCTTCTGTCGCATTTGAATTTTTTTGTTTTAATTCTTTGACGGCTTCATCTCTTAATTGTTTATAATAAACGCCGTCCTTATCGCTTTGTAATGTGCCGATATCCATCTCTTCATTATTTTTGGCTTGCTGAACTGCCGCCACTACGATACACGCAACAATTAGCGTCAGAGGCAAACCGTATAAACCGCCTTTTACTACCTTTAATTGTTCAGTTTGTCCAAATAAAATAAATAAAAATACGACACCAACAATAAGATAAATGACGGCATGAACCATAAACGCTTTGTATTCAAATGGCTCTTTATCGATTAGTTTTTCATCATCATCTGTACCAAAACCGGAGCCTGTCAAGCCCAAACTCTTCGACAAGAATATTCCACCTGGCATAAATATTACTAGTGCTATTAATGCTGCTATTATACCACCCTTTTTCGAATCAAACCCAGTGGTGCTCGTATAATTCCACAAGTAATATCCAAATGCCATAAAAACCGCAATTTGAAAAAATACACCAATACCCAACATCCATTCAGCACTAGTATTCGCGATTGCTTTTTTGTATTCATCCGAAGTAATTTTATCATCTTTTAATTTACCCCCCAAATCGGACTTTATTTCATTCCCGCGGACAATAAGTGGAATTCCAACTACGATTGACAATATTACATAATGAATCCATTCTGTTACTGGTTTTTTTCTGATAACATGAAATACCATAGCAATTACACCGAAAGATATCAAAATTCCACCTATTGTCATCATACCCACCGACGGGTCATAAGTTCCAGCTCTCCGTGAAGCGTCTATACTGCCAAAACCGAGGCCGAGACCAAGGATAAATAGACCAATCGGAATTACAATACGCATAATAATATTCTTAGTCCCAGAAAAATCAAGTAGATTGTCAAGCTTTGGCAATAATGTAGGTTCCGATTTGTCAGTTTCGAGGGTGTCAAACTTGCTTGGAGAGAAATAATGTATGAAAGTAACAAACGCAAATACGATGACTAATGTAGCAAAAATACCGGCATTGTCTTTTAATAAATCAGACGAAACGATCCCAATTAATATGATTACAACAAGGACAATAATCGGAAGATAATTCAATAACGTATCTATGTGAAATGAATCTTTGAGTGAGCTTACAGATTCTGCTTCGCGTTGGCCTTCGGAACTTTTTACTGCGTTTATTGTGGCTACTACTGCTGCTACTGGTGCTGTTGCCATATTACTACTTATTTATATACTTTGTTATAATGATAACAACAATCAGTTATAATTATAAGATATAATAATGTCGATCCGATTACGGAAGACCGGAATAGAGGCGATAAATTACAAAAACGACATCGCGGTCTTTTTACCATGGCAGTCGCGACATAAAGCAACTAAATTATCGACATGATTCGAACCGCCATGTTCTAAAGCGATGACATGATCGACCTCAAACCACGCGGGAAGCTGACGCTGACAATCCCCGCATTTCCATCCTTGGTTGGCGGCAACATACTTTTTCTTGGTTTCACTAACACTACGTTTGCTAGACCCTTTGCCGGAGTTGAGTAGCCTCTTTTCAGCGGGGGTTCCGCCCCCCAACGACGGCCGTGCTACATTCTGCGCGGTTCTTACTCCCATCGCACTAGCCATAGCACCCCCTATCCCCCCGCCTATCGCCCCGCCTATCGCACCACCGTCGTTCGGGGGCGGCACCCTGGTCATATCGAAAAAAGGCGTTATCATATCAGCAGTTCCTTTACTAATCGGCATATACTTAATAATATCGTTGGCATGATATAACAATTGCCTAGAGTTTTCCGGATTGCGGCGCAAGAACATGAAGAGCGAGAGACCTACGAAACCAAACGTGGCCATCTTAATGAACTTTTGATTGCTTTGAAACATCTTTATCAGGTGCCCGTCATAATATGTATTCACGATAAGCACAGCTGTAATAATAAATACGATGTATTCGGTCTTTACCATATCATATAATATTTTATTAAATTTTATATAATATATCTAAAATAATGCTCTGAAAACATTATTTTCTATACCGACGCGTCTTGTTACTGCGTTTTCCTTTGTATTTCTTACGATAACGCGATTTCATTCTCTTACTTTTGCGTTTCTTACCACCATTCGGTGGTTTAATGGGTCTTTCAAATTCATCAAACATCGCATCAGAAGCAGGAGCAGTTTCCATTTCATCATTCGTTATAGCTCCATAAGGGAGCGGACGCGGTTTAACAGGACCCTTTTTGCGATTTATCAGGACCAATCCCCAATCTACGAAGTTTGTCCTGAATACTCTCCGGTTTCACAGGTTTCTTAATACCTGAATTATTAATATTCAACGTTCCAACTGGCACGTGAAGATTGTCGTAATAAAATTGTTCGCTTGCTGCTTTTAAACCCGCCACACTATAATTTGTTTTCCCGGTTATAGGGTCTGTCATTTATATATGTAAATAAATATTGTATCTTTCAATTTACAGTATGGATCACCTATTGTGATAATAATACGCCGCGTAGCCCA